AGCAGCGTTCACCTGATTCATTGTCCAGATGCCTGAGTATTGAACGCCTGATATTACTGTTGAGGAGGGCATATTGTTTCCTAATACTTAAGAGCTACACAGAAATAAGTGCCCGCTGATGCAATAAGCCAAGTAGTCAGTGCTCCCACTTGTTTAGGGGAGGAGTAATTGGTTGTATTGCCTAAGCCTAATTGACCAGATATGCCTGCCCCCCAAGCGTACAAAGAGCCTGTTGATGTAGTCGCCATAGCCTGAGAAACACCAAAAGATACAGAACTCCACGTAGCAAGTGCCCCTATTTGTTTAGGGGATGAATAACTAGTCGTGTTGCCTAAGCCTAATTGACCGCTGCTATTACTTCCCCAAGACCATAGTGCGCCGTCAGTTTTTACTGCGCTTGAAGCGTTAGCACCACAAGTCACCTTAGACCACGTAGTTAACGCTCCAACTTGCATAGGGGATGAATAGCTAGTGGTGTTGCCTAACCCTAGCGCACTAGAACCTCCACTCCCCCACATCCATAGAGTGCCGTTGGTTTTGATTGCTGCGCCTACATAACTAGCCCCTGCAACGGTAGCCCAAGCAGTAAGTGCGCCTACTTGCATTGGGGAGGAGTAGTAAGTGGTGTTACCCAAACCTAATTGCCCAGTGTTGTTAAGTCCCCATGTCCAAAGCGTACCGTCTGTTTTAACGGCAAGGCACATACTGGCTCCCCCGCCCGCAATACTTGCCCACGTAGTTAATGCGCCAACTTGTTTGGGAGAAGAATAATCAGTCGTATTACCTATACCAAGTTGACCATAAGTGTTTTGTCCCCAAGCCCATAAAGCGCCGCCTTTAATGGCAAGGGAGTGGTAATACCCAACAGCTACTTTAGACCACGTAGTAAGCGCGCCAACCTGCTTGGGTGAGGAGTAGTAAGTGACGTTATTTAAACCTAGCTGCCCGTTGTTGTTATACCCCCACGCCCAAAGAGTGCCGTCGGTTTTAGTAGCTAAACAATGGTAGTAACCGGCTGCAATAGTTGACCAAGTAGTAAGTGCGCCAATTTGTACCGGAGATGAGCGATTAGTTGAAGTGCCATCGCCTAGTTGACCAAGATTATTTTTACCCCAGCTATACAACTCATAGGTAAAAGTCGTGACATTAGTCTGCGCCCCCAAAGCGTTAAACCCCGGCTTGACTATGCTACCTAGATTGTTATTCCGGATGCTCATTACGCAGCGATGCTCTCATAACTGATCGTGTAAGTGATTCCGCTTGATGTGCCAGACGTAACTACAATGGAGCTATTCTCCATCAGGTAGATCGCCGTTGTCTTGTCTACCGCTATCACCGAGGCACTCGCTGGCACTGAGATGGTAGAGATAACAGGGAAGTTCGTACCCGCACCAGCGGCTGCGTTGTTGATGGCTACCGTTGCGTTAACCGCCGAGGAGCCGTTGACGTTAGCGCAGACAATCTGGTTGATCTTAAAGACCAAGCCAGAAGATGCGGCATTAGACAGCAGCGTGTTGGCCGTTGTGTTAGCAGGGGTAAGGTACGTTGTCGTACCGTAGATTGCGGTTACTGCGACTATATTTGGCGAAGCCATTTGAGTTTCTCCTATTATTGGGCGGCAAACGCGCCGTGGAATTTTTGACGCGCTTCATGGGCAACCAGTTCCGCAAGCTCAAAATCATCAAAATATCCGATGTGTTTGATTGCCCGCCTCACGCCTACATACACTTGCCATTTGCTAATACGTTTGTGCCACACAACGCCTTTTGCCCCAGATTTGTTATTCTTGAACAACCCGCGATTTTGCATGTTTTCGCAACTATCAGCCACTCGAATATTTTCAACACGGTTGTCGAGCGAATTTTTATTGACGTGATCGACCTGCTCAGGCCACTGCCCGTAGTGCCACAAGTATACAAGTTTATGAACGCAGTAATGCTTTCCGGATATTTTAGTAATTAAGTATTTTTTGTCCGGCCTTTCTGCTCCACCCGTAGCAATAGAACCTATTTCCCTGCCAATCTGACCAGCAGGGCCACCGACCGCCACTTTGCGAATCAGTGCGCCGTCTTCTCGGTAGTCAAAAAGCCTGCGGACTTCTTCCTGTGTAATCACGGGGTAGTCTCCTACAAACCAAAAATTAACGAGAAAGCGATGGCTTGGCCTACGGAGGCTCCACTCGCTGCTGGGGTTGCAAACGCTGGTGCGCCACCTGTTGTTGCTGTTAGAACCTGACCAGTGGTGCCTGCTGCTGTTGCTACAGGGACCGCCCCTGCACCGCCGCCGTACACAACGCCATACTGCGTAAGCAAAGCCGATGAGGCCAGCGTTCCTGATGCTGTGTATGCAAGGACACCGCCAGAAGTGCCTGAAGCTAAGTTCGTGCCGCCGTTGGCAACTGGGAGGATACCCGTAACACCAGAAACCAAACTCACCGTGGGGTTTGCCAGCGTGACCGCTGCGCCAGCGCCAGCGCCATCCGTTACTATCATCGCCTTTGTGCCGGTGGCAATGGTTATCGTAGCACCAGAGCCCTGAGCAATCGCAATTGACTGACTGCCGCTCGTAGCGTTCTCAATGATCCAGACCTTGGATACCGTGTTCGGCCCCAGTGTAACGGTACGCGTTACAGTCAAGGACACTGCAGAGGTGATCTTCAGGTACAGCGAGCGCGTACCGTCAGCCGTTGCATCCGGCATCGTGAAGGTTTCATTGGCGTCAGCGGCCATCTGCTTGGTGCCAAGGCTAAACGCATCAGCGATCAGAGACAGGTTGGTGTTGGTGCTGGTGCCCCATGTGCCGTCTTCGTCCCCCGTGGTTATCTCTTTTAGTCGGAGGTCATTTACGTATGATGCCATGTTTTAGCTCCTAAGCCGCTTTATCTACGCTGACCCATGTGGGGGTCTGAGCGTCGTTTATGTTACCCCAATTCGGTGTCTGTGTATCGTTGACATTTGTCCATCCAGCTATTCTAACGGTACCTACCGCGCCTACACCAGCTACTCCGGTTGGTATAACGGCATCGTCAACCGATATGACTACACCACCTACAGCCCCAGTCCCAGCTACGCCCGTAACAGCCTTTCTAACCAGCGGCACTACGTTTTGGACCGCACCCGTGCCAACCACTCCGGTCACTGCGACATCGGTATCGTACGCAGGGGTAACAGTGCCTATCTCGCCGTCACCTTCAACCCCGGCAAACACCGGGGAAAGCGACACACCCGCCGCTTCAACCGCGCCAGTGCCCTCAACGCCGGTTACTGCAAACGTAATGCGTGGGACTGCGCTGCCTATCTGTCCAGTGCCTTCAACACCTACGGGGATAAAGATAGCCGCTATAACTAGGTCTACGGTGCCTACTGCGCCTGTACCTTGCACCCCTACAGGGATGACGATGTCATCAACCTGTACTTCAAACCCGCCCATCTCTCCAACGCCTTGTACGCTAGCAGAGACGATTGCTACTCGGGTTAGTACGGTGCCTACTGCGCCTGCGCCTTCAACACCTACGGGGATAACAGAATCATTTACTGCAGTTACAACGTCCCCAACGGAACCAGTACCCGCTACGCCTGTAACACCAATATTGGCGTCATAGATAAGCGCAACGGTACCAACTGCACCAGTACCTTGAACACCGTCCACCACATAGGCAGGAGCGATGCCCCCGAAGCCATTAAAGCCCCAAGCGCCTTCGCCCCAACCTTTATTGTAGGTGGTCGCGCCCATGAGCTATCTCACGCAATACGGATAATTGCAGTAGCTGCAGCGGCTGCAGGCATTTGAATCTGGAAATCACCGGAACTCACGGTCTGGTCGCCGCCAAAACTCAGCACCGCGCACGCAGAGTTTGAGTTGTTGGTGTTGTAAATCATCGCCCCGCAAGTTGTGAACGACGCGCTTGACCATGTGGTGTCAGCAAAGTCCGTAATAGCCGTAGTGCTGTCAGCAGTAGGAGTGACGTTAGTGAGCGTGTTGCCGCCCGCCGAGTACCCTGTGCCGCTAGCCTCATCGGTGTTGCCGGTAATGTTGGAGTAGTTTGTGCTCGCCGCTCCGTACGTGCCGGTGCCTGCCGCAGCAGATTTAAGCAGCGCGATCTTGAACACATCCGCGCCGTTGGTGAAGTCGTGAAGACCCTTGAGCAGCTCAACTTTAAAGCTGGTGGGCATTGCGGTAGTGACGGTAATAGCCATGTTAACTCTCCAGTAATTTCACAAGTTCCGGGTGCCCAGCGGCGCGGAATCTATTTGCCAACGTAGTGTGATTAGACCGCACCGCTTGTTTCATGTAGTGTACTAACACCCCACGAATATCATTTTTGAACGCTTCCGCTTGATCGCGGATGACAGGGTGGCAGTTACCGCCTACCGAGATTATCTTGTTCAGCGCCTGCTCGGCTACTTCTTCAGGAGTAAAGCCTCGCCCAGACACCAGCGTTGCCTTGATCTCTCCTATTTCCCCACCACCCAACGCGCTAAGCATTGCCGGTCTTCCTCTTTATCTGGCCGTCGCGGTATGCGTCTCCACGCAGTTTACCGTCACCCACTTGAATAAGCAAAGTGAGTGCCTGTACGTACAACTTCTCATACAGCGCCACCATATCAACCTCACCCTTCTGGAATCGGATCGCTTCAACCAGTGCACCATTAAGCAGTGCGGAGTCAAACTCCTCGCCAAGCCAAGTAGTACCCGCCGTAACAATCGACTCTGGGTAGTACGAGAAGTGAATCTCAGAACTGTAACTGGCATCAGGGGTCGGGCCAAGTATGAACGAGTTCTGGTCAAACACCGCGTAATACTTAGGCTTAGCTGTATCGGTAGGGGTGGGGTACGCCTCGCGTATGAAGTTCACGTCTTTGTTTATTAAAAATTCATAGCTGCCGTTGGCGGCAATTACGGCCAAAGAGTAGACGTACAGCATACCCGTTGGCATCGTCAGGTACTTATTGCCAGAGGTCATCGACCCCGTTTGATTCTTACGAAACGCAGGCAGGTCTACTGTGGTGTAGATTTTCTGTTCGGCCTGCTGCGTAAACATGGCGAGCTGACCTGCTGTAAACGTCTGTTCGCAGATGTCTTCTATATTTGTCGTCAGTTCGCTGTAGTTCACAGATCACCCCCTACGCCATCGGCCCACGGGCCATTGTGCCTTTGGTTGCCGCGCCATTGCCACGGGTTACATACCCAGTGGTTTTTACCCCGGTGGACAGGTTTACGGTTTCAACTTTATACACTGAGGGTGTTGCGGGCATCACTACAACTTTGGGGCCATTGCCACTAGTCTTCATAACCTATCTCCTAGAATATTACTATTTTTACGTACCCTACGGTACCACCGGCGTGCACGCCCAATACTGGAAGGATCAACGCACGTTCTTGCGGGAACTCACTAAAATCGGGTCTTGGATTTCTAAGCGCTTGCGGATCATCCACTGGGAACTCGCCAAGGTGCAGCTGCGGGTGATCGGGATTCCAGCACTCGGGGCACGCGCGCACGTTTGTGTTTCTGCCTTTAACAATCAACTCCCGAAGCTCTCGGAGTTTGTACGGGAACCCGCACACGTCGCACAGCGATAGCGCTTTTTGACTGGAAGCAAACCGGTTGCTCATCGCTACCTCGTATAATACATGCGCGGAACAAAGCGAACCGGGGCTTTCTCACGGTCCTCGCCGCCAGCCAGCTCAAACTGTCTCTCATATTCCGCTTGAATCATCGGCACTCGGGGCATCAGCGCGGGGTCTTTCTGCGCTATGTAATAGGCAAGCCCTGCAACCAGCGCCGGTAAGAACCTGAAGTTCACATCCGGTGTCTGTATCCCGCTTCCCGCGTCCTCAATCCTGCGCATACGCCAGTACTTTATTATGTAGTACGGGGCGTTAATGGTGCCTTGGTCTGGAACAGGCCACACCGTAACGACTGGGTTCTCTTGCCCCCGGTCAATATACAGCTGAATCGGCCTACCTTGGGTAAGCTTGTTGGGGATAGTCGAGTACGTGGAGACGCTTATTCTGGAGATGTTCAGGTCTGACTGCGTAGACGCACTGCCCGCACCGGTGCGCACGACGTGCTCCAGCAGGTCTATGGTATCTGCCGGTAAGTTGTAAGACGCGACACCCTGACCTAGATTGATGGTGCCTTCTTCAATCGTCCACATGTTAATGCCGCGGTTCTGCCACTCAATGGTCAGCAGATTCATGGATCGACGCGCGGTACGAAGATCGTAACCAGAGCGCATCTCACGCCCAGCCCGCTCCCATGCTTCTTCTGCAATCTCGGTGAAGTCTAGGTTGAACGATGTTGTGCCCGAAGTTGCCATAGTTAGTCTCTTACGTTACAGGTCCGCCGAACAACCAAGCATCGCAGGTTCTAGCCCCCGCGCACTTAAAGTGAAACAGCTGGCAATACCCCAAGTTTGCAGCATCGCTAACTATTTTAGCATTTTTAGTCTCTGGGGTGTCCCCCTTTCCAGCCTCATGGCCTGACAGCCCCGACTCTATACAACCCATCATCATGGGCGTCTGGACAAATGCCGCGCAGTTCCCGCAGCGGGCTGTCTTAGTTTCTTCGGGGCTTATCCCCCACATCTCACCTAACCGGTCCCAGAAATCAGAGTTATCTTCGTCCGGGTTGAGTGGCCCGTACCCGTACTCTTCAATGGCGTGGTTCCTGTTTTTCAGGTTCACCTCTACATCTAGCGTAGCCACGGGACATGAGGTCGGGTCTTTGTACCCCTTGACCAGTGCCGTTCCACGCTTGGACGTTTTTCTTTCCGCCATTACTTTTTCCTCTTCAGCGGATCAACCCGTTTAGGCGCTCCGGCAGGCTGACCTAAACTCTTCTTCTGGGCTATGCGCGAACTTTTTTCCGCAGAAGTCATTTCACTTGAGGTCTTCGGAGTTTTCTCGGAGACCCGCTTGCTCGGTCTACAGTAAGGCGTGCCGCGTTTTTCACCTTCTTGGCGACCGCACGCTTTGCCAGTGCGGACGTCTTTCCAGTCCTCTTTGAACCAGCGTTTTAGCGACGCACCTTTCTCAGTTTTCCGGATGGCCATTTTAGCCCCCGCGCTTACGGCATTTGGCAATGGCACCAGAGGCGTACGCTGATGGAAAAACTTTGTACGACGCTTTCACCTTATGGTAGCAGGCGTCTTTAACGGTTCCGCCTTTTTTAAAGGCAGGCCCGGGCAGCTTAGTGGGGGCCACAGCCCCCATCCCGCGACAAGGCATCACGATCAGACCATCCGACCTTTGGTGTGGCCCTTCATGCAGCAGCCGTCACCGCGAGTCATCCCGCCTTTGGCGTAGCCCTTGGTCATGCCGCCACCCATCATTTTCTTGGTACCACAGGAAGAGCCGCCTTTGGCCATCTTCACAGTCACACCCGAGCCTTCCATATCCATACGCTTACGTGGGGACATCATCTTCATATCCATCATTTCTTTGCTCCTTTGCGCTTATCAGCGCCGCTGAATTCTTTGCCTACCTTCTGGGGAACGCCCACTTGTTTGGCAAATTTAGGGTTATTTGCTACGGCCATCATGAACTTGCGCTGTCGTTTAGAAACGGCTGGCATAACTACCTCAACAATTCCAAGCCCGGAGGCTCTTATTTATCCTGCTGTTTGGGTCATTAGCCGTCTTAGCGCTGGTATTCTTAGCCTTCATCCCTGACATTCTGGCACAGAATGACTTCTTTCTCGCTGCGGCTTTCTCTGTTTTAGGCTTCGGCGCGGGGGGCTTTAGCCCGGGTTTGCCCGGGTTTGCCTTGTTATAGCTCGCGCGGCCCTTGGCGTTTAGCCCGCCAGCTTCCGCTTTACCTTCTTTTCGAGTCCACGCCGGAGTTTTAGCCATAATAGATTTGCGCACCGTCAATGCCGTTCAAGTACCCGTATACTCCGTTCTGCACTAATACACCTTCCCCCGGAATGGACGGCGCGTTTTGGAACTCATCAGTGCTATGAGTTTCGTAGGTTAGTATCCACGCAGAAGAATACACAGCCGCCGGAGACCCTGTAATGGTTCCGGTATTGAGGTCGGTGACACTAAAAGAGTTAGCGTCAATTCGAGTTACTACGTAGTTACCGTCTGTTGCGGCGCCGCCTGAACCAGCAACAAAGTGGATACCAATTACAGCCCCCGTAAGCAGGCCGTGGCTCGTTTTTGCTATGGTAACAAGCGTCCCCGATCTACCGTAGGTAACGCTTGAAGTCACAGGGGCTGTTACAGTATCAAACAGCACAATTGTCCCACTGCCACCGTAGTAAGAAACGCCCTTTACGCGATTTCGCCCAAGAACAAAAAATCCGCTTTGGTTGAGGTGGCCTTGTTTGACATCATATTGCATAGCCATAGCACTCCCCTATTAAGCGGTGCGTGTGAACACGTACGCTGTTGCGCTTGAGAACATGAGTGTAAAGCGGGCCAGTCCAGTTACACCAGAAGCAACAGTCAGGTCGCCAAAGCTACCAGCAGTGTCGGCAGCGGCAGTAGACAAGATGCCATTAGTTGCCACAGCGATGGTCACGGTATCAGCGCCGCCGGTGTTGTCGATGTAAAGGTCAAGGGATGTACCTTTAACTGCACCAAGAGCGGCGCCCAACAGCGTGCCGGTAGGCAAAGTAATAGTTGTTGCTAAGGCAGAAGTAGAAGTGATGTAGCCGGTTGCTACTTGCGCGGCGGTTGCTACGGCAGTTGCGTTGATTGCGTTGGCAGCAGTAACTTGGTGGCCTGCAATGAAGCCGTTTTGAGATACTACGGGACCGTTAAATGTGCTGGTAGCCATTTTTATTTCCTCACATGCGAGTAGGGTGCGCTTCAGTCTGCATGTCGTCCGCCCGGTCGGTCTGCGGCGCGTAAAATGTTCCGGGGATACGCGTTTTATATCACGTTGCTGGAGGTAGGTCAACGTACTGAAAAACCAAGCCCGTAAATTGACCTTTTGTTATGGGGGAATTGGAGAGCAGCGCGCGTCGAAGCGTGGGCATCTTCATGCCGTAATGCTGCAGTACTGCGGTTAAGCTTGGGAATTGCATACCCGTTGTGGCCTCTAGCACCTGCTTGCTCATCTTCAGCTTTGACTCTTCCGAGTGCTTCTTTCCTAGCCAATTCTGGTTGCCCGTATTCGCTATAGAAAGGTTGCGGCGGTGTTCTTCGGTTCGGATGTGCCCCTTGGTGTTTTGGTTCCCCATCAAAGACGCAGACATTTTCTTTCGGGTTTCCTCTGAGGGGATAAAGCACCCGCCGCGCCCTTCAGCAACAACTTGCTGCACCTTAGCGGATATCAACGCCTTAGTTTCATCGGTGTGTTTTTGCCCTGTACGGGGGTCTGAGGTGGTCCACTGATGTTTTGTCGCTATAGAAAGGATGGATTTAGCGTCCGCAGACATAACTTTCCCGTAATTGGGGGTTGTATGCGCTGGGGCGTTTCTCCATGGGGCACTCGCGCTATACCCCGAATTGTAACAGTGCTCCTTGCCCACGTGCTGAACTAGGTATGTGTCCTCCACATCTAACAATGACCGGGTATCGGGCACTTCTTCTATAACTAGGAAGTCAAACTTGGACTCTCCATACTTATTCCACGCGGCTTGCAAGTGCTTGCAGTGGTGCCTATTCCCCCGTAACAGGTTACGGTGTTGTCGGAACCGTACTTTCTTATTAATAGTGCTGCCGACATAGAACTTGTCGTTTACTAAGTTGATAATTTTATAGATTACCTGCGTCATATACTTCTCCTATACAAGTCTAGTTAGCTGTATAGTTCTATAGTACCGACGGAACACCACAAATGCAAGGCAAAAGAAAGGGGCCGAAGCCCCTTTCAAATACTACTTATAAAACAACAACTTAGGTCGCGCCCGGAGACCCGAAGATACCCAAGGGGTCGCTCACTCCGAACGAATATCGCTCACGCGCTTTGTAGCGAGCGTTGCCCGTGTCAAAGTCGGCGTCCATAGATGTCTGCATAGGCGTACGAACAAAGTGCTTCAGTCCGTTGGGCACGTCAGTCATCAGGAACCACGCGTTCGTGTCGGTCAGGTAGTTGTTAACCGTGTACCCGCCGGGGATAGAACCGTTGTTTTTCAGGGCGTTGATATCGTTGTCAGCAGTGCCTACACGCAGCTCAGTTTCGAGCAAACGAGTTGCAACGAACTGCAGCGCGGGAGGGATCACCAACTTGCTCGGCTTGGCAGCGATCAACAGGCCACGTTCATCAGTCCACGCAGCGATCTGAATAACGGCGGCTTCCAAGGAAGTCTCGTTCAAGTCAGCGCCAGTGGTAGGACGGTTACTGTTAGTTCCACCAGACACCAGCGGGTGCGCGGTAGAGCACAACACCTGACCGTCGCCGTATGTCGGATTGCCCGACCCAGTGAACGCGGTGTTAAGGATAGCAGCAGCCTTTACTTGCTTGGTGTATGCCATAGCACGGGCCAGCGCTTTGGTATAACGAGTAGACAGTGAGTCATACAGGTTATCTTCAACAGCTTCTTCAGTGATGGAGAAGCCCATTGCGATGGTTTCGTGAGTGTAGCGAGCAGTAAACGCTTCTTGCGCGTTATCGTAAGAAATAGCGGAGCCTTCGTTTTTAACGGGGGCAGCGCCAAAGCCAGACAGCTTAGTTTCTTCTTCAAACGAACGGTCCGAACTTTCGGTCTCATAAATCTCGGCGTGTTGCTCGCCGTATCTTGCGTACTCCATGCCAAACAGAGCATTAAGCCCCGGAAGCAGTTCTTTGAGTAGCTGTGCACGTGAAATAGCCATATTCGTCTACTCCTTAAATACCAGTGTTCACAGACATGCTGTGGAAACTAGGGTTGATTTTAACCAGCACGTCGGGGAACGCATCTGAGACCGGGGAAACAAACGCCACGATACGCATGGCTGCTGGAACAGTAACCGTCGAAGACTCTATCGCGCTGGTTGAGTTGCCAGTACGGGTACTGCCCGTAGAGGTGCTCTGTGCAGCAGCGAAGAAAGTATTGGCGCCAATCGCGGCCTGTGTGGCAGTGCCATCAAGTTGCGCTTGGAACAGGACCATGGGGTCGTCCACAACAAAAGCTTGGACCACGCCGGTAGTACCAGAAGGGTAGTACTGACTGAAAATCACTTGCCCCTGTGCGTTAACAAAACTACAACCGACGAATACGCCAATTGCGCCTGTGACGCTGGTGGTGCCTGTGGGCCAGTCATTGGTAGTAGCATCTGCACCGGTACCGGTGACGATGGCGATGTATCCGTTGGCGTTGTTGTACACGACACTTCCGTAGAAGATGTTGGTGTTAACGCCAGCAGGATCAATCAAGTAGGTAGAGAAGGCGCCCGCGTAGGGCAGCCCGTCTACACGTTTAACGGGGCGAAGCCCGTACGGTGCAGCAGTTGTAGCCATGATAAAATCCTCAAATTAACCTTTACCGAAAGTTACCGTTGTTTTCCTCTCATTAAAGAGAGGCATTCTCGGGTCGTTTTCCCGCATAAGATTTTGGTCCACAGCGAGCATCTGAGACTTGGTTTGGTGGGCATAATAAGCATTACGCTCTTCAACCAGCTCGATAGGCGCTTTACACAGAAGCAGGCCACCAATGACGACATTATCCTTGAAGCGCTCATTCTCGATGCTGCTTAGGAAAATCTCTGGGTGATCTACCGCGCGTACGGGCTCCCAACCTTCGCGGAGTTTAGAAGATACATTGATCGCATCAGCTTGTCCTCGGGTACTAACACGGACCCAGTGAAACGTATACCCTGCTTCCGGACTCGGAGAGGGCAACAGCTCTGGGCGACGCCACGCTTGTTTACGTGGGGTACGTTCGCGTTTTTCTAGTTCTCGATCTATTCTGTTATCGGCCATTATGTTCTCCTCAATATCGCAACCTGTTTGGCGTAGTCCGCAAGAGACACCCCGAGTTTTTTAGCTAACGCAATTTGTGTACCGCTTAAATGCACCTTGATGGGTGCTGTGCTCCGCGTAGCGGGTGCGACCACATTTGCTGCTTTCTTTACCTTTTGGGGTTCTTCTGTGTCTTCAATATCTTCATCAAAGTTCTCTGGAAACAATTTTCGCATACGAGCATTCACTTTCTCGTAGTATTCATCCGATCTAGGGTCTACACCCTCTTTCACTAACTTGCTGTGGTAACCCAGAGCCGACGCCGTCATTTCATCGTCACTGCCAAACCACGAATTATCATTTCTCCATTCCTCGGCTTTTTCGTCTCTCGACGGTTGCTGCTGGGGAGTGGTGGGTATTTTCTGCTGTTGTACACTAGCTGCTTGATTTTGTAAAGTGCCCCCCTCTGGAGGTTGCACTCTAGGAGCTAGGTTGTTGACCTTGTCCATGCGTATCTGCGCGGAGTTCAGACTCTCTTGAGCGGCGATAATAGCGTCAGTCTCGCCAGCCTCGTAAGCTTCCTTGTACTTGCGCTTTGCGTTCTGTACCTCGTCCTGAACCTGCTTTTTAGCAGACTCGATCAGCGCGTTGTGCCCCTTATCAACAGACCCCTTTAACTTCTGATTCTCGTCAATAAGAACTCTGGCATACCGCTCCAGCTCCTCGCGCTCGCGCAGGGCTTGCTCTTTTGCCCGCCGCTCGTCGTGGTAGCCTTTGCTGATGTGTTGAATTCGTTTTTTAACTTTGGTGGAGTAGCTATCCAACTCGTCATCGGTGACTTCTGGGGGCGTTGACTGCTTTCTGTTCCTGTCCCCAAGCGGCACGTCGTTAACCACTTCTATCTCGACGTCGTCAACTTTTAGGTTCTTCTTTTTCTTAGCGACGGTCTCTCTTCCAACAGCTCCTTCAATCTCAAGGCCCTCATCAGCAACCTCCTGTTCTACTTCTACAGTGACTGCCGACGGTTTGTCGGGTTCTGGAAAATCAAACTCTACCTGTTGCATTGCCATAGGTTACTCCTTACGCGCGAGAGATGGCTCTCGGATTGGGTACAGTAGCTTGGACAGAATCGTCGTTCATGAGTCGGTACTCCTGCGTACCAATTTTGAACCGCGTGCCTGTATTTGCTCGGAACATCACGTAGTCCCCCGGTTTGCACCATGGGCCTGCGGAAAAACGGTCTTTGTCGTTATAGGCTTGATCGCCCATATCGAGCACCAACCCAATGGTGGAGAGGATGTATTCCTCACGCACTGTTTTGTCGGCCTTTAGCAGCATGGATTCCCCGAAGGTTTCTTCCACGTTTGGTAGCGCAATCAGGATGTGATACCCCGTTGGTTTAGGAATAGCGGCGTCAAGCGCGGCTTGCGCTACTTCCGCTTCATTTATTTTTACTTTGCGTTTCTTTTCAAGCTGCGTCATCGCTGCCGTAGGTTCATTCATCGTCCTGTTCCATATAGTTTTTCGCAAGGTCTTGTAGTTCTCGTCGTGCCAGAGTTAGACCCCGGATTACCCCGCACGCTTCTTTATACCCCTCTAGGGTCTTAGCCCCGCCAGAGGTTAAAAAGTCTTCGTTATCGTGGATAGCTTTTACTATCCGGTCATCCAGCACATCAAATACGGTTTTAGCCACGGCCAGTCTCCGTCATTCGAGATTTAGTAAGGTCCATAATCGCCTTGGCTTCATCCAAGTTCTGTCGTGCATCGGCCTGATCGGTCATTGCCGCAATTCGGCTGGACTCCAACGCCGAAGTGTTCTGAGCTTTCTGGGCATCCAACGACAATCTCGCGGCTGCGAGTTGTGCATCAGTCTGATCCTTCTGCCCCTTGCGCTGCTGTTCTGCTGCCTTAATCTGCAGCTCTTGCATCTGCATCTGCATGATCGGGTCTTGGGCTTGTTGCTGCGCTTGTTGCTGCGCGGCTGCCGCTTGTTTCTGCTGGGTGTTCTGCTGTGCAGCCTCGGCAATCATACTAGCCAACTTAACTTCCAGTTCTTCTGGCAGCTCGGCGTTTGGCGCTGGCAGCGGTGCGCCCAGTGCATTTTCTATCTGCTGTCGGTACGAGAACGCGATGTGCTCCGCGATGTGAGCGGTCAAACCCCCCATCATTTGCTGCGCTGCTGGGTTCTGGCCCATAAACGCCGCAATCTGCGGGTCTTGCATAAATGACTGGTGCGTAGCGATGTGGGCATCATGGTCTTGAGTGATAAATGCTTTGATCGGCTTGTTCACCAGCACGTTCATATTCTCGCTAACGGGGTCCGTCGGCCTCATATCGTCACTCGTCGGTATGAGTTTGTCCGCGTTTTTAACCCCCAACACCTCGATCATCTGCTTGTGCAGCTGGGGTAAGTCGTAAATTTGTGGGGCGGTTTGCGACATCTGGAGCACCGCTTGGTACTGCACCACTCGCTGTGCCATTGTGCTGCTGTTAGGGTCGCTTACTGGGATGACGTCGACCACTGCATAATCCGACTGTTTGGCAGGAGACTGCGCTCTGTCGGGGGTATATGTGTATTCAGCGGGGGCGTACTCGGCAATTATCGCTTTAAGGAGCTTAAACTCCTGCTTCATCGCGTAGTGAACCCGCGATTGGACTGCTGCCATGGGCTTTAGCGTGCGTTCTAGCAGGGCAAGTGTGGTCCCTACTGGCGCGTTCGCGCTCATATCACTGATGTTCATGTCCGAGATTGCTCCCAAACGACGCCCTTCTTCAGTGATTTGGTTCAAGAGCGCCAGTAGGGTTTGGCTCGGCTCTTGGTACGGCAGCGTCATGATATTGTCGCGGATAGACCCGCTTGGGACGTCTACATCACGAAATTCACCCGGAGAAATGGGCGTATCGTCGCCTTTTATGCGCAAACCGCGGGTTTTTAGCCCACCCGGCAGGTTTGACAGGGTGCCAGCGTCAACAAGTTGACGAATTATCGAGGTTCCAGCCTTTGCGTAGCCCCCAATGATGTGAATCAGCCCCAAACCGTAGAATCCGAAGCCCGGGACGTACACGTAGTGCACGAAATGCTGACGTTTTAGCATCAATTCGTCGTCTGGGTTCCAGTTTCGGCGGATCGCCAGCACTGTATTGTCCCCGCGCTCGATAGTGACAACGTACGGCTTGGCTATTTGTATGTCGTCGTCGTCTTCAGCGTCAACTCCTTCGATAATAAGCTCGGCGTGTATCTCATAAATGCTATATCGGTCGTCGTCAGTAAGAGAATATCCGCCTTCCTCGGCCTTTTTCTCCTCGATATCGGTGCGGTACGGCACTGGATCGCCCAGTGAGACATCTACGTAAAACCCGGAGGCTTGAAGTTTAGCCATCTCGTTCTTGGTTTTACGCATCACGTGCGTTACTCGTTCAGCGCTCTCTATGTTCGAGGCGCCATACGGCACAATGACGTCTTCAGGCGGTATAAAAATCGCAACCTGCCTGCCGATGTTCGGGTCAAAATACACTTTCTTAAACGCAGAACCTGCTAGCCCAAGGGTGTACAGCATCCGCTCGTGCTCGGGGCGGTACTCGCTCATTACCTCGGTTATCTCGTAGTTCATGTCCGCTTGAACACGCGCGGCGGCGTCTTCTTTTTCTCGGGTAATTTCCCCGATAATCTTAGTTCTAACCGGGCCCGCTGCGGGGAACGTCTCAGACATCGCCTCGGCTTGAAAACGAATTACCGCTTCGGCCAGCACAGTAGAGTACACGCCACAGGCGCCTTCCCACGGATCGGTGCGCTCCTCGTACTTGAACCCCAGCACGGCAAGACCTTTGACAAACGTATCCGCCCAGTCCTTGCGACTGTTTATATCAGACTGCACTGACCCAACCAGATCGTTGGCAAGTGTTAACAGCACGCCGTCATCAATGTATTCGGCCAAGTTGGCGTCAAACGGAGCGGAGTCGATGTCTGTGTCAACGTCTTCGGAATCTTCAGGGGACAGGGTAATTTCCGCGCTGCCGTCGTCCAGCATCACGATCTCAGCTTCCGCTGGTCCCATGTCCATCTCAATCTCGACACCAAACTCATCAGTCGGTATACCCTGCGGCATCTCATACAAACTGCGTTCAATTGCCATTTTCTTGGCCCTCAATAATATGCGTTTCGGCTCCGAAACATTCTCGGCTCATCTTTCTGATCTGTGGCCAGCTGGGCGAACCCACCCTGCCTGAATCGGGTCAACGCCATGATAGTGGTATCCACGCAGTCGTCGTGGTCACCATACGGGAACTCGGCAAGTTCTTCAACCAACTGCTCGGCCCAACGCGTATGCGGGACCCACACGAGCCCCTCTCGTATCATGTCTATTATAGAGTTAAGTCGCGCGTACTTGTTGTTGGGGTTGTTAATACTCCCGCGGTGGGGGGTAAACTCCGTCGCCAGCACGCCCATTCTTCGGAGCTCTTGGTACAGCGCGGTGCCGCTGGACTTCTTTTCCACCAGCGCACTGTCCGGCTGCCAGTAATTATACTCGTCTAACACCTTTTGTTTAAGCTCTGGGAACTCCAGTCTCTCACGCACCGAGTTGAGCAGGATGATGTTGTTCAGTGAGGTGGCGTCATTCCAGAAAATACCCCACGTAGTGATAGAGGTGAAGTCCGCACGGTTGTTGAGCTCGGCCGCCGCGTCGATGGCCTGTATTATATAGTCGCAGTCGGGCGGCTCGTCCTCCTCCCATTTCTGCCACCACTCCCGCTTGCATATTGAACTTGTGTCCCCGGTGGGGTTCTGCTGGTACTGGGCATTCCACTGGTAGGCAGGCATTGTCGAGCGGGTGCGGCGCAGGGCTTCAAGGTCAAAGAACTCAGGCCACAGCGCCTTCTCGTTGTCGGTGTCCTCGTTGAGGATCGCAGGGAACTCAACCACGTGGTACTGGTCGACGTCCTCGCTCTTGGACATGTCATTGATGAGTTTCCCGATCAGGTCACTCTTGTGCCAGCGTGTGGCTACAATTACTACGCGCCCACCGGGCATCAACCGCGTCCGCGCGCCAATCAAGAACCACTGATACGCAATGTCCAGAGCGTCAAAGTTGCCCGCCAACATGTCCTGTTCCGAGTGGGGGTCGTCCACTATCAGCAGATCAGCACCCCGTCCGGCCAGTGAGGAGCCCACACCTGTGGCGTAAAACACCCCCCCTTTATTAGTATTCCATCGGCCCGCGCTCTTTGAGTCCACCGCCAAGTGGACCCCGGGGAAGATGCTCTGGTACTGCTCGGTGTCAAACAAGTTACGCACCTTACGACCAAAGTCGACGGCCAAGTCTGCAGTGTGTGACACCAACATCACCTGCTTGTTCGGGTTCCTTCCCAAAAACCACGCGGCAAAGAATATAGACGTCATCTGGCTCTTGCCGTGGCGCGGGGCGATAGACACAGTCACCCGGTCTTTCTCCCCTCTTTCGCAGTCCATCAACAGATCAGCCAAGTGCCGGTGGTGGGTGCCCACCTTGTACCCTTCCTGCATGGCTTTGCAGAACTCAATCAAATCTTCTCGGCAACGCTGGGAGAACTCTCGCTCCTCCAGCACCTGCGTTATCTGCAACAACTCCTGCGCCTCATCCGGGCTCAAGCTATCGATGTTATCCAGCAGAAAATCCAGCTCGTCTTGGCTGAACTCCACCGGTTCTCGGGCCACAATAAGCCCGTTGACGCTCGTAGGCTTACTTGACGTAGTTTTCAATCCCCAACTCCTCCATGGCGTTGTACGCGTGGAGCTCTTCTGACTCTATCTGCGGCACGTCGTTAAATTCCACAGCCTCGTAGATGCCGTCTTTATTAGGCACAAGTGTCAGGGTGCTTTCACGCAGCCTTTGAAGTTTCTCTTTGAGCTTGCTCTTGAGGTCGTCGGTGCTCTGGTGGGTTATGAGCACCTCGCTTCGTTCCGTAAACAACGCAACGTCTGACATCTTACCCAGCATCTCAACCGCCTTCATGCGAATGCGGGCGTCGGGGTTCTCCGACTCTATAATGAGCTTATTAACAACGAGGTTTCGGATTGCCTTTGAGCTCTCTGCGATCTCATGGCCGAACTCGTCAAGGATTGTCTTAACCAGCGCAATGGTAGCAGGGGCCAGTGAAGAGGCACGTCTGTGGGTAGTGGCTTTGGAGGTTTTTATAGGGTCTTTGGCAAAGGATTCTGCCAAGTCGTTGGCCGCTGCGACATCTTCCTCGCTCACGTCAAACTCATACCCGACCTCAGATAGCAGGTCTAGGGTCGCAGCAGCTGAGCTGATGCGTTCGCGCAGATCAATGTTCTGCGCCTCGTCCGTCATTGGAACCGCACGGTCTGCGTTCAAGATCATCACCGTCATGTTTGCAAGCCTACTATGGCTGATGCGCAAGTGTGCGCTGTATACCCCCCGGCTGTCAACGCTTGGGTCCCCTTGACGGGGGGTGTTCCTATAAACAGGGGGGTGGGGTCTACGGCGGCCGATTCGTATAAAGAAGGGGTGGGGGGTCACGTATCTTTCTTTATGTGGGGCGTTTTGAAATTTTGGCGAAATTTTTAACGGGATTTTGAAAATTATAAAAAGTGGAATTTGTTTGAGCGGTTTAGTTTGATATAGACGTGGCCTACTGCTCGGCTCAAAACGGGGGGTACGGGGTATGTGGGTCAGTGAGCGGCGCTGATTTCGCCCGTTCAGGCGAAAAACCCATATAAATCAATGACTTACAATTACTAGAATCCTAGTAATCATAATATTGATTGACACAGTGTGAAAAAGGAGTATACTGTACACAGATCGGCGACATTCGTTGCCGACAAAAAGGAGCTACAAAAAATGACTACTTCAAATGTTCAGGCCTTCGTCATCACCAAAGCTATGGCAACAATGATTCGCGAGGGTGCAGCCGCTTCCGCTTCCGCGACAGAAATCAAGAAAAAAGCAGCGGCAGATATTGCCCGTTTGGGCGGCCGCGGCGCGATGTTCTCACTGGCTGGCGTAAAGTCTGGTCAGATCAGCAAAGAAACTTGGGTAAGTCTACAGGCTACTGTCGCGGCCGGATTGTTCGCGAATAAAAAAGATTCGTTTGCTCTCTGGGCGACGGATTCAAAACTAGCCAACAAAGAAGGAAAACAGCAGGAGCGCAACAAGCTTGTCGGCCTTGTCGGAACGTATGTCCGCGACTTCGGCAAAATGATCGAAACCGCTTTCCGCGAACACTTCCCCGAAGCGGCCGCGCTGGAAGCCGAAGCCGACGAAGCCGACGAAGCCGAAGCCGCGCCAGTCACTGGCGCCGATCTGCGCAAAAGATTGCTTGATCTGATCGCCGATGTCGCTGCTTCTGAGGTGAAAGATCGCGAGCACATTCTGGCAAGTCTCAATCAGGCGGAAGGACGTATGTCCGCTTGGTGATCTACCCGCGCAGGGATGCGCTGCTACACCTTGCCGCCTTCGGGCGGCTTTTTTTTGTCCGCGATTTGTGGACTTTTGAAAACAGTAGTTGAAGTTAGTAGTAGATTGAGAACAGTAGTAGCAGTGAGCAGTGAGCAGTGAGCAGTGAGCAGTGAGCAGTGAGCAGTGAGCAGCGTTTACTAGGATTCTAGTAAAAAGTGGTTGACTTGCTGAAGGTCGCGCCGTTGCTGGGTTGTGGGTGAAGTATAGAAGTGGGCCACCTCGTTTTTCCAAAAGACTCGGATAACAAGTTATACCATCCACAAATACTAGAGGTATGGAAGTAGAGAAGTAGGCCACCTCGTTTTTCTAAAAGACTCGGATAACAAGTTATAGTTCATGAAAAGGGAAAAGGTACGGAAGTGGACATTTGTAGAAACGCGAAATCGAGCTGGAGGCCGCGAACGGCGCGGCAGGTATAGAAGTAGGCGTTTGCTCGACCTTGTTCAGGTTTGACCGACCAAAGCGCGGCGATTTCGGTTCGGGAGCACGGGCGAGGTGGGAAAAAAGCTATTAAATTCTATGAGGTCAAATAAGAGTTACTTTAGAAAACACCTACTTCTATACCTCCCGCGTCTTTCGGGGCTTCCAGCTCGATTTTGCCTTTTTTCGACCTCCCACTTCTCGACCTCCCGCGTCTTTCGGGCCTCGTATGTATTACACCGCCCGTTCTAGACAATAAATTCCCCACTTCTGCTCAAAGTTTAACCAAACCCGCCATTCTCCACTTTTACACTCTCTGTAACTTGTTATTGTTGTTTATTCAGAAAACGTGGTAGTCTACTTCCACACCTCGGCTACCTCCCGCGCCGTTCGTGGCTTACAGACTTTCAACCCGTGCCTCCTACTTGACAAACACGCTATAACGTGTTATACTGTACACTAAGAAATGGAGATTTACTTGAAGGAAACCAACCCCCGATTTACTAGGATTCTAGTAAATCCAACCACCAACCGGAGCAACACCTATGCGAACGATAACCCTGCACATCACGCCCACCGAAGTAGAACAGATGACCGCTGTCATGCACGACGACATCGAGAAAGCCAAGATCGCAGCCACTGCCGCACAAGACGGGCGTACATATAGAATGCTGCTCAAAACCAGTGTTCAAACCCAAGTGCGCGTAGCTATCGGTCACCT